TTATCTAAGACTGTTTTCTGTAGGGCGATACCTTCTGCACTTAATCTAAGTGCCGTATCTCTTACCCACAATCCAATTGCTAAACTCATTGTAAGGTCATCATTATATCCTGACATTGCTTCAGCCCTATTATTATTCCAAATAAAGACAAATAATTCATCAATCAATCTGTCCGAATGGACAATAAGTGATTTTTCTCTGAAATATTCCTCTAATTTTGCTATTACCAATGGTCTTGTTTTCATTGTCATACTGAATCCAGGTACCATTTGTCTTTCTGAATTTCTATATCGGTTTGTTACTTGTCTTGCAATATCAACATACCGTAAATCTTTACTTGTATAAAATAAGTTATCGTATTCCCTATCAATTACTTGTTGAATAGCTGCCCAACCAATACTTGAGTTCTCAATCACAAGTAATGCGTTGTTATACTCTACAGAAGTATTCATACATAAATTACCAAAATCTTTGGTAGAAATTTTTCCCTTGTATTCTGCCACTTGTTCCATACTCTCTATTTCTATTACATGAAATGCAGAAAAGTCTTGTCCATCACCACGAGCAACGTCAGCGGCTACTACATAATTCTTTGTATAATTAGGTTGCCTATATATCCATAAATTACTATCTATTCCCCGTTTCTCAATAGGTTCTTCTACGTGTTCCTTTTTATATTCCTCTAAAATTCTTGGATCAACCACACTTTGTCCAGAAGTGACAAAGTCACAATCACATTCTTGTGCGGCCATTGAAGGACCTAACAACTTATCTTGTTCATCTCTCCATTCCTGTCCTCTATCTGGATGTAATGTCCAATGTAATTTAATTGTATTCCAATCGTTTGTTCCATTTTCTGCACCTACCCAAGTTTTATGAAACCAATTACCAACACCATTTGGTGTAGATAGTGCTATACATTGACCACCTGTTGATAGAGTACTTTGTGCGGCAGTCCATATTGTATCAATTTTATGAATGAAAGCTGCCTCATCCAATATCAGTAGGGATAGAGCTTCTGAACGACCACTATCTTCACCACTTGATATGGCCTTTACTTGAGAACCATTAGAGTATCGTAGTGATAGTTTGTTATCCTCAACACATCCTGACCTTACCCAACTTGGTAGATTTGCGTGCATCACACGAATCTTTGTAACTAAATTTTTAGCAGTATCTTGTTTGGTTGCAATTACCAATATATTTTTATCCGTTTGGAAAGTCATCATCCATAAGGAGTATCCAGCAGTTAAGGTTGAAATACCTAACTGTCTAGCCTTTAAAATAACATTATAATTATTATTCTTAAACTGATTTAAAGAATCTTCTTGAAATTGATATAGTTCAAATGGAACTTTACCTTTCATTGGATGTTGAATTATGGCATACTTTCTTAAAAAGTACACGGGATCCTGTGCACATTTTAGGTATTCCCTTTTCATGACTTCTTTTATATTCGTATCACTCATTAATTTGCGATGTCCACTATTTTAATACCAAAATAAGTTGGAATCGTTACCGAGGCTACTCCATATGTAAAATATAGCCACTTGTTTTCATACCAACTTGGTTTTGCTAATCCTGCCAGTTTTATATTAGCATCATTTTGTGCTTTTATTGACACAATCTGTTTATCTTTTGCCACAATCAATAAAGAATCCACATTCATCTGTGATTCGTATTTCTTTATCAATTCATCATAAATCGTAATTTGAACTGACTTAGTACTATCAGAATATTGTAATTCTTTTATTTGATTTGCTATTCCCAATACCTGTTCGTCTGTCAATGTTGTCTGTGCAAACAATGGTATGGATAATAAAAATATCCATAAATGTTTCATATTCATTCCTTATCTATGTAATACGTGAACTACACCAGTTGCACCAATTACGACTTTTTTTGTTCCAATTGGATAAAGTGTATCTGCTGTCAATGAAGTTCCTGGTAATGTTCCACCATCTGATGCATGAATAACAACATTAGTTACATTTTCTACTATAAATCCTGCACCGGCATTTGAACCAGTTGCAAAAAATGTTGTAGATGAATCAACTTTTGTTATTCTATTGTAATCACCGGAGGACCTATAGTCTGGTTGTGACCTATGAGTACTTGGATAAGTTGGTGTTGCCATGTTATTTTCTCCTTATATATAATTATTTAGATTTGGAAAATTTCCTCAAAAAATCTGCTGCATCATCCACATCTTCCTTTTCAAAGGTTACTTCCATCTTTTTCACTTCGTTTTTAGTACGAGTGAGTTTACTTTTTAATTTTGTTATTTGTTTTTTGTTTTTAGTCTTGTTTACTTCCAATTTTTTTACTTCCTTTGCAACTTCTTTTTCTTTTTTCTTATGTTCTTCTATTACTTTACCAAGTTCTTCTACTTCTTTTGATTTTTTTGCACTTAAAATAGTACTTAAACCAAAAAGTCCTAAAATACCAACTATGAGTTTCTTTAACCAATCCATGTTTACATCTCCATTATTTTTTTGTAAGTAGACTTACTTTCTAACTGTTTAGTTTTCGAAGGTTCATCAAATTCACTATCATCAGAATCATTATACTTACCGTACCCTTCTGCATCCCTATCGATTTTCTCATCAAACCCTTTATCGAAAATATTTACTGTGTTGTGTATTCTAAATGTGGTAGCCTTTCTACCATTTATAGTCGGCATCCCATGTTTATCTACCCCTATATCTTTTATTACCATTTTCTTGTTTTTAAATTTTCCTACAAGAATAGTATCACCTTTTTTAACATCTATTGTAATTGCCATTATTTAACTCCCTTTGGTAATAAATCAACTAATTTACCACCTTTCCATTCTCTACCGGCAACTTTACCTGAAATTCTGTGGTCTGTCCATTTACCCCATAGATTTTTATTTTGTGCAAATACTGATTCTCCACCTTTTTGTGCTTGTCTATATCCACTTGAACTTCCCATTGACTTAGAACCAGGTTCGGGTGTTGCTGGAATTCCACCACTTTCACTTCCTTCGGGTGGTGTGGTTGGTTTAATCAGAGTTTCTGCTGTAGAATGAAAATTTGCTGATTCTGGTGGAATAGTATATTCTTGTTTTCTGTGAAATCCATGTATTCCGTACATTCTCTGTTTTGGTGATAATGGTGGTGTATCATCTCGTAGTTCATTTGCCTTAACTTCTGAATTGCCATCTGGATCACTTAAATATTTATAAAGTTTTCCTGCATCTCTTTTTGCTCGTCTTTCGTTGTTTTGACTATCAGGTCCACCATAAATGTTATCGGATGCTGGAAAATCAACTTGTGTCATCCCACGAGTTAAACTTGCGGGTCCTACATATCGTCTTTCACCTCGCTTTGTATATAATCCATCAGGCCAAGCATCTCCCGTAGTTATACCTAAACTACTTTGACCCGAAGTACCCGTTGGGGATGCCTCTTTAATGATTTTCCATAATCCCTGTTCAAATATATTCACTATGCTCTCCAACTTATCATAAGATTTTGACCGTCAAGTTTTTCTGTTACATTATCTTCTCTATCTAACTGACCACCCAATCCCATTTCTATAATATTTTTTAAATCTTTAAATGTTAGGTCTTTATCATCAAAAGGATGTGCCATATGTCCGTATGCTCCACCCTCTGTTATTAATTCCCTAAGTTCATCATTCCACCAATCTTTAGACAATGGAGTGTATTTTTCAACATGAAGTCTTGATTTACCACCACTAAATTTCTTCCCACTTTTCTTTGCTGCATCATTTGTTCGTTTTTCGTTATCTTCCTTACGACCTTCAGCATCAATTCCTGATGCTATTGGAGGACCTGCCATTTGTTGGTCTTTATCAACTCCCATCCACTTAACTACTTCCCAACCTAATGTATCCATCACTTTTTCTAAAGTCTTTTTATATTTCTTAACTTCACCATGTGAAATAGAAGATATTGATCTATGTGACATAGTATAATCTTCTTCAGGATCCATTGCCCCATCACTCAATATATAATTAATTACTTTGTATCCTAAATCATTTTGTAATTGTTGTATCCAATCCTCAGATTCTTTTTTATATTGAGTTAAATTTCTATAAAATGTTGCAGGACCATCATCTGTTGGAGATTTTGAAGTATTTGAACCGGCCTCACTTAAAATTTTATTAATATCATTATCAACTAAAAAATCATCGATGACATCACCACTAAATTCCTTTAAATAATCTCTCATTA